TGGCAGCAAAGCAGTCTGTAACGGTGGTTTGGCAGTCCGATCGACTTCAGCGTGACAGGAGGCAGCATGTACTTACTCATGATTCTGCTGCTGTTTCAGGCAGATCAATTTCAAGTCGATGTGCAGACGGAATCGGCTCAGCAGTTCGTCGTTGATGTGACGACAGAAAAGCCGGAACCGAAGGCTGTTCCGTCGATCACATTTGAAGCAGGCCCACCAGCGAAATCCGGCATCGTCGAAACGAAGGCGACCGTAAAAGAACGCTGGCTAGTGTCGGAACCTTGGTGTCCATCATGCCCAGTGGCAAAAAAACGGTTTATTGCCTCCGGTGGCAGTCAAAACAACATCATCACGATTGCAAAGGCTCTGGAACTGCATGGCCGCGTGATTGATTCCGTCCCTCGTGAATACACAACGGACCAAGAATTGACGCTGCTGAATCCTGCTCAGTATCGCAGTGCGGGGAAGATGGGAGTCCTGCTCGATGGGAGTTCTCGCCCGGGGAAAGATCGAATCTTAAAGCATCTGAGAACAGGCGGGCCACATCAGGGAAAGCACTGGCAAGCGTGGGGTCTGGAATCCTGGTCAGCAGAACAGTTGTATGCACTCCACGACGACGACCACGCCGAAAACGTTCCTACCTTCGAAACTGAACCGCCAGTTGTCGCAGCCGTCTCCGGCGCGCAGCTTACTCCCGATGTGATCGCAGCGGCACTGGCGGTTCATCTCCATCAGTCTCAGGGGCTTCCGGCTCCTGCGTTTGGTTCGCTGTTCGATGTCAGCGTAGATGCACCAGATGGCGTTATCCAATCGATTGCACAGATCCTATCGAGGCAAAGTGTTGATTTTCCATCTTCCGGTTTGGCAATAAGTTGGAAGGGAGGGGATCGCACAATCTCAGTGGCTCCGGGCCGCGTTCAGATCGCACCCGGGGCCACTGTTTCCGTCCAGAAGTTCGGGGTGAGTCTTTCGACGACACTCCGCGGCGTGACTCATGCGGATGATCTGAGCTGGATAACACTGGAACTTGACGGTGCGCCAGATCTCACTTTGAGGTTCAAATGACAGCAGCCTTTTCACAACGGGACGCCTACCGGATAGAAGCCGAAGCCTGGCGAGAGTTCGAGGTTGCACCATTGGCGGCCGGAGTTCTCAAGGAATCACGTGCGCAGCGACAGAAGCGACGCCAGATTAGTGAATCAGTTGCGACCGGCCTTGAGATTCTCGGATCAAAAACCCCGCCACGATCCCGCGAAGAAGCGATCCGGATGATCGTGGGAGCCCTTGGAATGGCCTTGTCGATTTTGTTTCCGCAGTATCGGTTGGCAATTCAGGTTGCTGGCTGGCTGTGGGATTACTTGCACGGCGACCCAATCGCAACAGCATCAGGAGATTTGCAGCGGTGAACATATCGGCAGAAATAATCTTGGGGATTATCACAACGCTTGGTGCTGTCCTCAGCGGCGCGGTCGGGAAGATGTGGATTTGGTTTACGCAGGAATTAAAAGAATGCAAAGAGGACCGATCGCACTTGCATGATCGGATACAAACCATGCACGCAAATATCGCTGAGATCAGCACAACAGTTGGACGGCTTGAAGGCCGATTGAGTGACGACAAATGAAAAAGACTGTGAATGGCCTTGCGGTGGTGCTGAGTTGGGTTTGGGACGCAACAGGCGGGCTGGTTTATTCAGTTTGGAAGCAGTTGCAGTAAACGCGGACTCGTTGATCCGCTGTTGATTTTTGGGGAAGTGGAAGAATGACAAACGCAGAGCTTAAAGCACTGATCGAATCCGATGCGGAAGCCCTCGGTCACTTCCTTGCGTCTCGTGATCAGCTGTGTGCCGAGCGATGCTCCGCGATTGCACCGACGATCCGCGTACCGGTCCCCGCTGCGGATATCCAGTATGACGCATCGGTCAATGGAGTGTGGGCCAAGATCACAATCGCTCGCGAATCAGCGGCCACACCTGACGAGATCAAAGGCATCTGCATTACGTTTCTCGACTGGATTAAATCAGGCAGGCCGATTGATTTTGACATGCCCGAAGTCGTGGGGATGCTGGCCGGTCTGGTTGCTGTTGGCTTGGTGACATCGCAGCAGGCAATTGATATGGACGCACGGGCCACGGTTGCTCAAGTCATCACATCAAATCAGGTCTCAGCCTGTAGGAGCTAACGAATGGCACTGCCAGATTTTTTCAAGGTGTCAACAGGCACCGCCAAAACGATCAAAAACAGCAGCGGTGACGCAGCGATCACACTAGCAAGCCTTGCCAACGGCAACGGCACGAGTGCAGGCGGTCGGCAAGCCGTGACGCTGGATCTGGGCACCAAGTGGGCACAACGCTGGCGTGTGAATGCGGCTTTTGAACTGGCCGCAACTCCCACAGCAGGCAACGCGATCAATCTGTTTGGAGCATGGCAAGACGCGACAGGAGCAGGCGACGGGAATACAAGCGGCACCGATGCGGCCTACACGGGCTATTCCAACAACATTGATGCAGCGACGAAACAATTGGAGTTTCTGGGTGCTCACATTTGCACGGCACAAGCAACATCGACAGTCCAGAAATCGCTGGTGGGTATCATTTTTCCGAAGGGTCGATACTTAAATTTGGTCGTCGATAATCGCAGCGGTGCGGCGTTTCACAACACCGACACGAATCAAGTGATCACACTGACTCCGCTTGAAGAATCTATTGAGGACACCGTCTGATGATTCTTCCCGGATCATACGCCAACGGTTTCGCACCACGCGATGGACAGCCGCTCTATCCAGAGTTGTGGCGTGGTTGCGTCGGTGCGTGGAATCCGGGGCTGGGGCCGACTGGATTGACGTTGCGTGATTGGAGTGGGTTTGGCAATCATGGCACGCTCACAAATATGGACGCTGGCACGGATTGGGTGGTCTCTGGCGGCAGATATACACTAGATTTTGATGCGACAAATGATTACGTCACGACTCAATACTCGGTCGATTTAACCGCCGACTGGTCTTGGTCGTTTTGGTTCCGTCAAGCTGCGTATGCGCATTTGCTCGGACAAGGCGACGGCGGAGGTGTCGCCGTCAAAGGTCTTTATGTGCAGTCCGACGACGTGGGAAAAATAGCGGTCGTGCATAATGGTGCAGTGCGAATCGAATCAGCAGCGACCACTTTGGGTGCGTGGCATCATGTCGCGGTGACAAAAACGGGTAGCACGGCAACGCTGTACGTGGACAATGTGCTCATCGGTTCCTATGCGTCAATTTCTGCATCAGCTACCTCCGGTTTTGAAATTGGGCGAATCATGTTTGGCGGAGTGTTCTACTACAGCGGGCCAAAAATGATTGACGATTTGCGGATTTATGCACGATCCGTGCTGCCGCGCGAAATTTGCCGATTGGCATCACGTCGCGGCATCGCCTACGAAATGGCACCACGCCGCAGATCATCATCCGCAGTCCAGTTCAATCGCCGTCGTCGCCTACTTATTGGAGCATCATCATAATGTGGGCTAAGCAAAGCACAGCAGCGACGTTGATCGTTGGGCCGATTCTCGATTCAGCCGGGGCGGAATACAACACATCCGCCGTCATCGGGGATCTGAGCATATCAAAGAATGGGGGTACGCTTACTGCTCTTGCGAGTGCAGCTACACTGACGTTTATTGCCAATGGGTTTTACACGCTGGTGCTGCGAACGACGGATGTCGATACACTTGGAAGGTTGCAAATCTCGGTCAATAAAGCAACCTACCAGATGCCGCCAGTGAACCTGATGGTTGTGCCTGCGATGGTGTTTGACAGCATGATCCTTGGCACGGATGTGCTGACGGCTGACGTGACGCAAATCGGAGGCGACACCCAATCAGCCACCGACCTTAAAGATTTCGCGGACGCTGGGTATGATCCGGCGACGAACAAGCTGACAGGAGCAGTGGAACTGGACTCCGCTGTTGGTACGCAAATCACGGCGATAGAAACGTTTGCCACCCGAATGACAACGGGACTCGTGCAGGACGGTGCTGTTTACCAGTTTACTGCGAACATGCTGGAGTTGGGGCCGAGCGGTGGAGGTGGTGGTGGTGGAGATGCGACGTTAGCCAAGCAGGAGGAAATTCTTGCTGCATTGCAAGGTGTCGAAGCGATACAGGTAGCGTCGCCAAATGTGCAAGGCAATCTCGTGCTGACGCAAGGCGATGATTATGACGGAGTCGCAAATCCACGGGCACAATGGACAGTGACAACAGACTACACAACAGGCTGGACTGTTCGCCTGACAATTCGAGACGCAGATGACGCTGTCGTCTACACCAACACAGGGAGCGTTGTGAGCGCAACAGTTGTGGCTGTCACGATTGCAGCGCCTACAGGGCTCACGATGACTGGTTGCCCTGGGCAATGGCAAGGCAAGTTCGATGTTGAGTTGACGCACAGTTCGGGCAAGAAGAAGACGATTGCCTTGGGTGTGTGCTACATCAACGAGGATCAGACGCGGTAGGCACGCCCCCCGCCGGGGCTTTAGGTTCTTCCTGTGATTTATCATTTCTATGCGACGAAGGAAGCCCCGTTTTTCAACACACACAGTCCGGCGTTTTGGAATCTGAAAATCGGACAATCCGGAAACCCGACGAAGCCAGAGGGGCGTGAATGGGGGTCAGGGGGGAAATGCGGATGATTGAGCGAGCAATCAAAAACCGCTGGCTAACCGACGATCTGAAAACTGATGCACTCGCAGCGATCAAGCGTGGATTGAATTGCGGTGACGATCGGGCCGAGCAAACGGCCGTCAGAAATCTGATCGCGATGGAAGCACAGAATCAAAAAGATGAGCACAAGGTGATTGATGTTCGTGTGGTCACAAGAAACGATCAGTATGATGCAATCGCTGCCGAACTCGGAATTGCTCCGGATCTTATCGAGCATGCCGCGAGACAGGCAGATATCCTTGCTGGCCGAACTGAAGAGAACGCCACAGCAAATAGTGAGCGGCGATGATCGATCCGAAGACGCCACCCGCAAACGAAACAAACGATCCGAGTCAGCCCGGATTCAAATTCCTCAGTGCGTCAATCCTGCTCGCCGCCTGCGATGCCTTGCAGATCCCGAGTTGTTCCTTCGCACCTACATGCCGAAGAAATTCACCCAGTCATTCGGCAAGGTTCACAGCCGCATCATTCAGACAATCCATGACAGAGCCACGACTGGCGGCAAAAAAGCAGTTGCAGCTCCCCGTGGTCGTGGCAAGTCAACGATTGTGAAAGGAATGCTGATCTATGCGACGGCTCGTGAACTCGTGCGGTTTATCGTGCCGATCTGCGCGACAACCAATCTCGCCGGCCGAATCTATCGAGACTATCGAAATGAGTGGGGGAACAACGACCTACTGTTTGCTGACTTCCCTGAAATTTGCGCACCGGTACGGCACTTGGAAGGGGCTCCGCAGCGAGCCGCACGTCAACACGTCGACGGGCATTTAACGCACATCAACTGGAGTTCAACAGACTTCCTGCGACTTCCCAGAGTGCCAGGGAACGCTAACGACTTTCTGAAATCACAGGGCCGCGAGTGGTCTCCATTCGGCGGGGTGAAGATGGCCTTCGCTGGTCTCGATGCCGCCTTTCGGGGAATGAATATCGACGACGATCGGCCCGATTGCCTAATCATCGACGACCCGGAAACCCGCGAATCAGCCAAGAGTCTCCAGCAGATCGAAGACCGCATTGAGATTATCGAGAAGGATATTGAAGGACTGGAGGGTCAGGACAAGCCGCTAGCGATGGTGATGGTGACGACGCTGCAGAACACGTACTGCGTCTCTGCTCAGTTCACTGACCCGGAGCAGAAACCAGCCTGGGAGGGCGAACGATACGGCTGGATTCAAACGTGGCCGGATCGGTTGGACTTGTGGGACGAATACATCGCCCGGCGACGGAAGGCACAGCGAGACGGCGACCGACACGGAATGGATGCGGTCGAGTTCTACCTAGCCAATCGTGACGCGATGCACGCGGGCGTTGTGATGCTAGCCGACAACTTCAAAGAGATCACGCTGAAGGACGGACGGCAGGCTGTGCATTCAGCGATTCAGGAAGCGTACAACAAAATCGCGGACACAAATCTATCAGCGTTTAAGGCTGAGTATCAGAACGATCCAGATCCAGAGGAACAGGCCGAAACGTCGACGCTGACTCCTGGGCGAGTCGCTGGCCAGTTGTCGGGGTTGCAGCAGGGCGAAGTTCCGGACGCTCGGGTGTTCTCATTCGTAGGCATCGATATCGGCAAATACAAATCACACTGGGTCAAACTGTCCTGCACTCGTGAGCTTGTTTCGTGGATCACGGACTATGGAGTGGTCGAAACTCATGGCCTGTCGAAATTCTCCAGCGAGCAGGCGATTGAACTGGCCATCCTTGAAAGCCTGAAGCAATTCGCTGACGGCGACGTGTTCGCGGACGCTCAGCCGCTGCTTGTGCTGGTTGACTCGGGGGACTTCTCAGAATCGATTTACGAGTTCTGCCATCAGATGGGAGCCCCGTTCTATCCGTCAAAAGGCTGGAGCATGGACCGATTCCGGCAGAAAAAGCAAACCGAGGACTATGAGCCATTCCTGCAGGCTTACGCACACAAGACGGCCGACAGTAAGCGGCGCGAAATGTGGTTGTACAACGTGAACACGGAGTTCTGGAAAAAGTGGGGGCAGGATCGATTCTTGGTTGATGCCTTCATGGATCAGACCCGACTGGCCGGAAGCGTTGCTCTGTTCGATCCGCCACATGCCGACATGAAGTTCCATCTACAGTTTGCCCGCCACATGGTGAGCGAATCGGAACAGCTCGTGCCGGTCGATGGCAAAGTCAATAAGCGTCAATGGATCGTCCACGACAAAAACAACAACCACTGGCTTGACGCCTACGCACTGGCATGTGCTGCGGCCGGATGCACTGGGTTAAGGCTTGTGGCCCCAGAGCAGGAACCAATCAAGCAAGTGCAGAAGGCAGAACCGAAACCACGGCTTGTGAATCCTCACGGGCAACCATTCCTTGCAACGGAGAGACGATAATGGCGAAACCGCTTCCACGAATTGACGGCACCGAAGTCAGTGAACAGCCTCGGCAACCAGTCGCGACAAAGCTGGAGAATCCTCCGGCGTGTGAGGGCTACATCCCCCGCAACGTCGATGTGCGAATGTCACGCGCTCAGGCTCGCATTCTCCGGGACAAGTTGCGGACGCTGGAAGACAGCGGAGCGAAAACTGCAGACGGCAAGCCGGTGAACAATCGGGCACAGGCTGTGCGGTGGATTCTCGAAAACATCGTCGACTGATAATCTGATTATCCGCTACATATTTCACGAATCAAATTTCGTGTTATCGTCCGTGCATGGTAATCGCGGACATCGAATCAGATTTGATCGAATACGCAGACTTTGAGGAAGTCGCCAGCGTTGCACGCGCCAAGTCGTTTATCACGGCGGCTACACGCTGGCTGATTTTGCGTCCAGAGTCTGCGAGCAACCAGAGCAGCTCTTTGTCAATTGGAAAAGATAAAATTGAAAGCCTGCTCAAGCGGGCGCGTGACTTCGTTGCGGCAAATCCAGCGACGAACGGTTCAGGCGGCGGCAGTGTTCGATTCCTTGGAGCGGGGACGAACTTCCGATGAGCAAAGCCCCGAACAACATTCAGTCCGCATTTGCTGACATTCGGGCAGACTACGACGCCACGCGGCACAGTCGCTTTGTTCGACGACGCACGGGCGTTGCCACGATGGGCAGCGGTCCTGACTATCACTTTCGCACCGAGTCGAAGTATTACGAGCTAATTGAGCAAGCTCGGGACATGGATCGCAATGACGCACTTGTCGGCATTCTGGCTGATCGTCGCGTTGATAACATCGTTCAAAGTGGATTCACGCTTGACCCTAAGACTGGCGACAAGGGGCTAGACAATGCACTGTGGCAATGGTGGGAGGATGTTTCGACTGACCCCGATCAATGCGACATTGCTGGTGAACTCACCTGGAAGGAAATCGAGCGTCAGGCTTGCCGCAGCGAATCGGTCGACGGCGATATTGTTGTTACCGGAACCGAAGAAGGGCCGTTCCAGCTTCTGGAATCACATTTGATTCGCACGAAGTCGAAGGTCGAGGACACGTTTCTCGGAGTCACGACGAATCGAGTCGGGCGTCGCGAGCAATACCACGTTGCGGAAGAGCTGAGCGAGTTCGGCCAGTTTGGCGAATGCACTCCGATTGATGTCCGCAATGAAGACGGGATCCGGCAGGTCTTTCACGTCTACAACCCGAAACGGGTAAACCCGACTCGGGGCGTCACCCAGTTGGCTCCGGTGTTCAGCATCTCCGGGATGCTGGAAGACATTAACTTCGCAAAGCTCGTGCAGCAGCAAGTTGTTAGTTGCTTTGCGGTGTTCCGAAAGATGGCGGCTGGAGGTAATCGCCTGCCATCTGCCGACAGTGCTTACGGTGACGCAACGGTTGAAACAACTCAGGCCGGAACGCGACAGCTTGAAGGCGTTTCGCCCGGTATGGAAGTCATCGGCCAGCCTGGGGAAGAACTGCAAGGGTTCAGCCCGAACGTTCCTAACTCCGAATACTTTCAGCAGGTCAAACTGATCCTGCAAATCATCGGCGTGAATTTCGGCTTGCCTCTCTGCCTAGTCTTGATGGACGGCAGCGAGACTAACTTTTCCGGATGGCGTGGGGCAGTTGATGAGGCTCGCAAAGGATTCGTTGCCGACCAGCAGAATCTGGTGAGACGCCTGAACCGACCGGCGTACATTTGGAAGTTGTCTCAGCACCTAAAAGAAACAAAAGACGCTGCACTTCGCAAGGCTGCCAGCAAACTCGGTGACGGCATCTTCCGCCACAATTGGAACCTGCCGACGTGGAGCTACATCGAACCAGTTGCGGACGCTCAGGGCGATGCTGAACAGTTGAAGAATGCGTTGACGTCTCCGCGACGTTTGCACGCGGCAAGAGGCAAAGACTGGGAAGAGATCGCGGAAGAATCAATTGCTGACAATGCGTTCGCAATCGACAAGGCGCAGTCGCAAGCTGCAAAGATCAACGCGGCGTTTCCGGATGGCCCAAAGATCACGTGGCGGGATCTGATCGCGTTGCCGATGCCAGCCGGAACCACAATGGCGATGCAGGATCCAGCGGCGATTGCTGTGCAGGAGAAGACGGCAGAGCAGCCACCGGAGAAACCGAAACCAGCGGCTAAACGCAAGGCAAAAGCCAAGGTGACAGCATGACAAAAACAATTCGAATCGATGGGGTCATTGGAACCGGAGACGGTGAAATCTCCGCAGCGATGGTTCGTGAGCAATTGCCAGAAAACGGCACGGAACCAATTGCGGTAAAGATTCACAGCGAGGGCGGATCTGTCTTCGAAGGGTTTGCAATTCATGACGCATTCGCCGCGTATCAGGGGCCGAAGTCGCTTTCAATTGAGTCGTCAGCGTTTTCAATTGCTTCCTTCATTGCCTGTGCATTCGATGACGTCGAAATCAGCAGCAACGGCTACATGATGCTTCACAATCCTTACGCACAGGTTGAGGGTGACGACGAAGACTTTGCCCGCCAGTCCGAGATGCTCGGCAAGCTCAAGTCGTCAATGGTGTCTGCCTACGCTCAGCGATCCGGAAAGAGCGAGGACGAGATTAAGGCGATTCTGAAAAACGAAACATACTTGAACGCTCAGCAGTCAGTCGAAATGGGGCTGGCGAAACGAATCGCCGGTCAGCCGGTTATCGGGCGAGCGTTTGCGAAAGTTAAAACCATGCCGCACGGAGTT